AAATTTAGAGATTTTACTAAATCTTTAGCAGAGAATGTTTATATTCAAGGTACTCTTAAATCTATTGGTAGAGCCTTTGGCACTGCATTTGAATTTGTAGGAACCGTTCTTGGAAAAGTAGCATCTGGTATTAGTTCTGTTTCTGGATCTGGAAATGGATTAATCCTAACATTTAAACAAATCGCTGACGGAATTACTCAATTCTTAAATGGACTGCTCCAATCAAACAATGTTATGACCGGATTTGTCAATATCGGTAAAACAATCGGAAACGTCTTTGGTATATTAATATCCATTTTCAAGATAGCTGTAACCATAATCGGACAGTTCTTCTCGGCATTTACTGGCGGAGACGGTTCCGGTTTCAAAGATTTTACTGGTACCCTTGCTGATATTACTGGTAAAATTAGAGAGTTCACCGAAAAGTTAGAACAATCAATTAAATCCGTCGGCTTATTCAAATCGATGGGTGCGATTATCAAAGGAGTCTTTGATCTTATTGGTAGTGCATTTTCTGCTATTACTGGGAAGTTCAAAGAATTCAAGATTCCAGAGTTCAATGCTGAAGGAGGATTCTTTGATAAACTAAAGACCTATGTATCCGATGGCGCTTCTGGAGTAATGAATGCTCTCGGAAATACGTTCGGTAAGATAGGCGAGTTTCTAGGTAAAGTCTATGATGAATTAAAAGGATTTGTTAAAGGGATTGGCGAATTCCTTAAAGATATTCATGCTGCCGATTTAGCAACGGCTATTGTCAGCTTATTTGCTATTGACAAATACATCAAAGGGACAAGTCTAAAAGAAGGCCTTGTCGATAAGATTTTCGGTAATATAAAAGAAGTACTTGGTAAATTCACAGATGATGCTAAGTCATTTAAAGATAGTTTCATAGAAATTTTCGATGGATTTGGTAAATCATTGAATGCATTTACTAATATGGTAAATGTTACCTCGTTACTACTTATTGCTGCAGCAGTTGGTATCTTAACCCTTTCGATCAAAGAGCTATCCAAAATGGATATGCCATCTCTTTCTAGAGGACTTATTGGTGTTGGTGGGGCATTCTTGATCTTAATGTCCGGAATGAAGAAGATGTCCGCAATTGCAGCAGGTATGCCTAAGGGTGGTGCCACCACAATGTTGGCTCTGGCTTTCTCTATGAAAATACTCGCTAGCGCTATGAAGAAAATAGCAGAACTCGATACCGAACAAGTAGGTAACGCTTTGCTTGGATTATTCGGTGCTATGAAAATCATGGTCATGGGTATGAAAGGTATGGCTAGAGCTGGACAAGCTCAAACATCCATATTCCAAATGATTGGAATGGCTCTAGCTTTGAGAATATTAGCCTCAGCAATGAATGCGTTGAAAGATTTCTCATGGGAAGAAATGATAAGATCAGCGTTAGCTGTTGGCGGACTAATGATGGCTATGTCAATGTCTATGAAGTTGATGAAGGGAGTTAAAGTCCCTATCTCGACAATATTCTCAATGATAACTATGGCGTTGATGATGAAAGTCTTAGTTTCGGCTATGGCGGACGTCACTCGACTCGATCCGGCAAGATTAGTAGATGGATTTACTGGTGTTATCGGATTGATGGGTGCTTTGGTCTTGGCTTCTCGAATGATGAGTGGTGTTAAGATCAAAATGAGTGCAATGTTCGGAATGATTGCTTTCGTAATAGCTATAAAAGGATTGGTATCATCAGTTAAAGATATCGCTGAAATCAATCCAGAAAGAGCTATACCGGCTATGACTGGTGTAGGTGCTTTACTAGCAGTTCTTGCCGGAGCAACTAGAGTATTATCTGGTGTTAAAGTTAATATGACTGCTATTTTTAGTCTTATTGCCTTTTCTGGTTCTGTGTTTATATTAACACAGTCTATATTACCACTAGCTAAATTACCTCTAGATAGTCTAGGAATTGCTATGACCGCAGTAGCCGCTATGATCGCGGGGTTAATTGCTGCATCATATGCTTTACAAGGTGCTAAACCAAGCATTACAGCAGTGTTCTCTATGATCACATTCTCTGGTGGTATTTTCTTAATGACGTTAGCTATTAAGAAGATTGCTGATATGGATCCTATGGGTCTAGTACAAGGTTTTGCTGGAATTACTGCTCTATTAGGTATTCTTATCGGCGCTTCACATATGTTGAAGAGAGTTAAGTTAAATCCTACAGCACTAATAACCTTAGTAGCATTAGTTACTACGTTATTTGTGGTGATGCAGGGACTCCAACAACTAGCTAACCTTAAACCTGCTAATTTGTTAGCCGCTACCGCTGCTGTTGCGGGAGTATTACTTTCCGTTGCTGCCGCTTCGGCTATCATATCTAAGACGTCGGGTACTGTGCAACAAGCAGTAGCTACTGCGGGTATCCTAGGATCGTTTGCGAGTCTGTTACGGGCAATAGGTGAGACTCTAGAAAAAGTAGCTGCTCTTAGCTGGCAAGGTGTACTTTTGGCAATGGGATCTATAGTAGCCGTTATGGCGATGTTAATCATAGTATTAAAGAAAACTTCCAATATCGATGGTGATGTTGGCGAGTTGGTAGCATTGTCAGCGGTTCTTTATGCTGCCGGAGAGTCATTATCCAAAGTAGCAGCACAACCTTGGCAAGGTATCCTTGCTGCAACAGTTGCTATGGTTGCGGTTATGGCCTCATTAGGCATAGCAATGAAAGCTATTTCTGCCCTACCTGCTTCAGCTGCTGGTAAACTAGCACTTCTAGCTGCATCATTAGTATTATTAGCAGTTCCAATTTATATGTTATCGACACTTAACCTAGTAGCTGTAGGGGTAGGATTACTTGCACTTGCGGGTAATTTAGCTATATTACTAGGAGCCGCTGCTTTGGCAGGACCGCTATCGGGTGGTTTAGCTGCCTTATCTGGAGCTCTTCTAAGCTTTGGGGTATCTAGTGTTCTAGCCGCTTCGTCCATTCTTATTGCTGGTCTAGGTTTCCTAGCATTTGCAACAGCATTGGCAACATTAGCAAAAGTTGCGCCGGGGGCATTCAAAGGAATTGTCGAAGGCCTTGATGTGGCTATGCAAACATTAGCTGCTAGAGGCCCGTCTATGGTTGTTGCTGGTGTGCAGATAGTTAGAAACTTCCTTCATGGATTAGCAGAACTATTACCAGATATAGTCAAAGCCGGTGTTGAGTTAATTACTAATTTCTTAAACGGTATGGCGGAGGCTATGCCACAATTATTCTCAGCAGCCGTTCGATTGTTAACTGAATTTGCAAAATCTGTTATGGAAAATGCGGATATCTTGGTACAGACAGGTATTGAGATTGCCATTAAATTAACAGAATCTATTGCGAACTCATTAACTAAGACCAAAGACAAATTGGTTCCAGCGTTAGAGAAGTTGTTCAAGATTATCCTTGATATTTGCTTGGCTCTTCTTGAGAAATTAATCGGACCTTTGCTCGAGGGTATTGTTAAAGTCTTACAACCAGTTGTGGACTTTATTATAAATATCCTTAAAGGGTTATCTGATATTCTAGCTCCTATTTTGGAACCTATCGCTGCAACTCTTATTGCGTTGTTTGAAGGTTTGGCTAGCATAATCAGATCTGTGGCCGATGTGCTTATCCAGTTATTCCAGTCCATAACCTCAATAGTTCAATCTATTGCTGATGTTATTATACAAATCGTACAGACTATAGAGTCCGTATTTACCACAATCGGTAATACAATCCAATCATTCTTTAATACATTACAAACATTATTCATGTCTATTGCGTCTATTGTACAATCTGTTATAGATGGTATTGTTGGGGCAATTAATGGATTTGCGAATGTTATTAGAGGTATTGGCGATGCCATTTCATCTATATTCCAAGGAATTGGACAAGCAATACAGTCAGTACTCCAAGGTATCGGTTCTATTATCGAGTCTGTTGGTAATGCTATTAAATCTGTATTCGAAGGTGTCGGTAACGCTGCCAAGGCATTTGGAGAAGGTGTTAAAGCCGCTCTACAAGGAGTTGCTGAAGTATTCCGTGGAATTGGTGATGGCATTAAGTCTGCATTTGAAGGAGTAGCATCTATTATCGATGCTGTTGGTAATGCTGCTAAGAATGCCGGACAAGGATTCAAATTGTTTGCACAAGGTGTATCAATTATCGCTAAAGATGGTATTGCTGGAGCAGCTGGTATCACAGCTGTTGCTGCGGCAGTAACCGGATTGGGTTCTGCGTCATATGCTGGTAACCTTGTAGGATTCACAAAAGATTTAGGCTCTCTTAAAGGAGTTATCGCTGGTCTTGCTGGTTCTGCTGGCGGTATCATGGCGATGTCTACTGGATTTATCATGATGAATGCTGCTTTAGCAGGTCTTGCTGGAACAGTTCCTACAGTATCCTCAGCATTCCAGAACCTACAAACACCAATCACCACACTTGCTCCGGCTATCCCATCATTAGCGGCTGCATTTTCTATGTTAGCTCCATCTATCATGATGTCTGCTTCTGGAATTATGCCGGTGGTCGCTGGGTTTACTCAACTCGGAGCGATTGTTCCTAGTCTTGCAGCAGCTCTACAAACCGTACCTGCGGCGTTCCAACAAGCAGCACAAGGCGCTATGATGTTTGGACAATCTCTGGGACAAGGTATTATGGCTTCTGCTCCTATGGTGATTATGGCGGTCCAACAGTTAGCTGTACAAGCAGTTATGGCTGCTCAAATGGCTTTCCAACAAGGACAACAAATCGGCGTTCAGTTTGGACAACAAATTGCTACAGGATTAATGTCTCAGTCTGGAGCCATTACATCTGCCGCTCAGTCAAGCGCAAACATGTCCATAAATTCTGTAAGAGGTACGTTCTCTCAAGGCGGAGCCATTGGACAACAATTTGGATCAAGCATTGCTAGCGGTATTTCTGGAAGCTCTGGTTCTATTACGGGATCATCTTCTAGTGTGGCAAACAGTTCTGTAAACTCTATCCGTGGAGTGTTCAATCAAGGTACTTCTCTTGGTTCCCACTTCGGTGGATCTGTGGCTAGCGGTATTTCCTCACAATCAGGATCTGCTCATGGCGCTGGTTCTAGTTTAGCTCATTCAGCATACAATGGTGCATCGTCTGTATCATTGAGTTCTGCTGGTAGCTATGCTGGTTACGGTTTTGCGAATGGTTTGGCAGCATCTGCAGGATCTATTTACGCTACTGCTTCTGCAATTGCATCCAATGTCGCAGCAACAATCAGAAGAGCATTGGATATCCACTCACCATCTCGGGTTACTAAAGCTCTTGGTAAATTCACGGGACAAGGTTTCGAGATTGGTTTGAAAGATACTGGATCTGCAATCTTCAGAACTGCTAAAGGTTTGGCCAATCAAGCCATTGAAGCTCTGAATGTCGACGATAGTCTATCTGGACTCCTTATGGACAACATTGACATGACTATTCAACCAACAGTCAAACCAGTATTCGATGGATCTCTTCTGAAAGACATGAACAATCTTTCTGGTAAGATGAACGGTAACTTGACCTTGCCATCAAGTTACACTGATAGGTTCAATCAAAATGGCAACACAACGATTACTAATTCTGACACATACACTGTCAATGTGAGTGTTGAGAATAAAGGTAATCAACCAATTAATCCTAAAGAACTTGCCCGTCAGGTTCAGGATGAATTGAAGAATATGCGTGACGCAGCTTTGCGTTCTAGAGGGGAGGAAATCGCTTGGTAAGTTTGAAGCCAGGTGAATTTCTTATTAATAAAGTAAATTCATCTACTGAAAAGATACTTATCCAAGATCGTCCCGATATCGAAGCACCCAAACGTCGGCAGGTTCATAAAGAGCCTGCTGGCTATGATGGGTTCTTGATTTATGATGATGGAGGATATGAAGCTACTGAAGTAGAACTTACTCTTCTTTATCATGGAGGAAGAGTAGATGATCCTGCAGCTATTTCCACAGCTCGAAATCGGATCTATAAATTCTTCAAGTTCGGTCAATACGAGTTTAAGATGACTCCATATTTTGACCCCGAAAAGGTATATTTGTGTATACTAACCGAAGCGCCAACATTTGAAAACAAATGGTACTATAATGGCGCCATGGTATTCAAACTAAAGATCAAGGTACAACCATATAAGTATTATGTGGATACTATTGACTCTTGGTGGAATATTCCTAAGGCAGGATGGATGAGAAATCCTAGAATGTCCGATGCCAAACCTTTATTCCGTATAATTGGTAATGGCGATTTGGATATGACTGTTGGATATAAGAAGATGATATTCACAGGTGTAGAAGGAAACATCTATATCGACTGTGAGAAGTACTTCGTATATCGAAATAACAATGGGGTTATCACAAATGCAAACCATAAATGTAAATCAAAGGACTTTTGGCACATGCCCTCGGAACAATCTGTACAAATCAATTGGAATGGTGCAATTAGTACTGTCGAAATGATTCCTAGATGGAGGGATCTGCTATGAGACCTATACTTTATGAACAATATGAACGAGACTTTGAGTCGAATGGTATTGGTGTATTGTGGGACGCTCTTGAGTGTGAGGTTCATGAGGTTCGTAATGGAGAATTCGAGTTAGAACTCACATATCCATACAGTGGTCAGTGGTTTAATGAAATCAAAGAGAACCGGTATATTCTAGCAAAGCCTAATGATACTGATTTGCCTCATGCATTTCGTATTTATGAGGTAGAAAAGAATACCAAAGACCAGACAATAAAAGCTAAATGCGTGACAATCACGGATGACCTAAATGGTATGCTGGTAAAAGCGGCTAAAGGTAAAGGTACTCCGGCTACAGCATTTGCGCTGGCTAAACAAAATGTTGTTGGTGGTCCAGAAACAGTTCCTTATGAGTTTTATACAGACATAACCGATAACCTAAAGGACTTCGAGTTTCTTCTTCGGAATATGCAAAGCGTGTTATCTGGAGAAGAAGGTTCCCTTATTGACTTATGGCGAGGCGAGATAAAACGGACAAACAACTATATTCATTTCCTTAGAAATCGTGGTAAACAAAATGTTACTACTATTCGTTTAGGAAAGAATATGGAGAACTTTAAGACTCAGGTATCATTCAAAGGTAAATTCACTGCTATATTACCTTATGCTAAGTATACTAAACGTACAGGTAATGGAAATGATCAACAAGAGATTTATGTATTTGGTGACGTTGTTAAGTCAATGTACTATAACTCATATTCTCAAAAGAACTTGCGACCTGTAGATTTCTCAAGTGATTTTCAAAATACTGGTCAAGGTAACGGAGATCATGAGATCACAAAAGCTCAGGTCGACAATGCCGCTAAAAACTATTTCACATCTAGAAACCCTGGATGTGATATTCCTAGTATACAGATGACTGTCGAGATGGCAGCTCTTAGAGATAGTAATTTATTTGACGAATATACTATTAATCGTTTAGAGACTATTGGTCTTTGTGATACTGTCGATGTGTGGGTGTCCAAATGGAACCTATCCACTACTCTTAAAGTCCGCGAGTTAACTTATGACGTTCTAAAAGAACAGATTAAAACAATGGTAATCTCTGATAACGGTAAAGGATCGACAAGTTATGGATCGTCTTTGACGTCGACCGTTAACTCAAAAGTCGAACAGAGTGTTAATAACATCTTCTACAACAGCGGAGGTTTGTGGTCCAAGATTGTTAACCTTACAGCAGATGGACATAACATCATTAATTACCAAACTACTCAACCAACTTCTGCCAGAACTGGAGATCTTTGGTATAAAGACATGGGTAATGGTAAGGTCCAGCTCAACATTTGGGACGGATCAAAATGGAAGCGAGTTGTGGACAGCGACTTCGAAGATGATGTCAACAGAACGGTGGCAACTCATTTTGCAGAAGTTGAACAGAAGATTAAAGATGCTGAGGAAGACTCCAAGGAACGAACACTACAGGCATTAAGTAAAGCTGAGAGTGCGTTACTTCAACTTAGAGACCTCCCACAAACCGGAGAATTCAACAAGATCAAAGATCAAGTTGGTGTTTACGAACGAATAATTGGTAAAAACGAATCCGAGGTTAAAAAGAATGTTACAGGAATGGTTATGACTCCTGAAATATTCCAGACCGAGGTATTTGCTAGAGGTGTTTTGGGATCGGTTCTAAACCCACCGCCTAAAGTGATTAACCATATT